CATCCTGGTCAGCAAGATCTCCAGTATCGTACCAGTCATGTGACGAAACTGTGGAACCTTTGATCATCAGGTGTCCTTGTTCAATCTTGGCATCAATACCGTCAGGAAGGCCAATGGTGCCCATACGTTGTTCACCATGCAATGGATTAGTGAAGCAGTGACTCAAGGCCTCGGTCATGCCAAATGCTTCTACTACGGGTACATTAAATTTTTCTACTAATGCACTATACAAAGCAGGAGACAACGGGGCACTGGCTGATCTTATGAATCTCAAATGATCAAAATCAAACTGTCCTGCAACCTTTAACACATCCGGAATAGCAGTAATAAATGTGGGATCATGTGCTGGCATGTTTTTGATATTTTTTATAGACAAGTAATTAGTTTCGCACTGTGCTCGTTGTGCGGCCCAGTAAAAGCCTTGTCCGTGAGCATGCCACAATCCCATGACACTGACATATCTGTCATTGGCTGACAACTCATATGTGTCGCATATCCTTTCGGCCAACAAGTCTACCTGTGCCTGTGAAAAACTACAGAACTTGCTGTCGCCTGTGGTTCCGCTGGTGTACCACAGCACTTTTTCATTGGGGTAGGTTCCACCGTCCCGCCAGTGTTCTCCTTGTTCATCCATCAGCAAACTCCAATCAGCACGATCCAGCAAGTATTGTTTTCTCGCTGGTGTGCTGGCAGGATTTATTATCATGATGCTGTGACCCGACAATTGCGGAATCCACTGCTCAGGATTACCTGTGCAGATTACTGCTCTTTTCATGCTGTTTGTGGTTCAGGATCAACAACTTCTTTACCGGCATCGATCCTGTTCCACACACGTTCGTGAAAGTAATACAGGATACTGTTGACCACAAGAGCAAATGATACCACTCCCAAGCCCACCTGCCACGAACCACTGGCCAACCAACCGCCAATGAAGTTGGTGATGGTAACAAGAATTCGCCAGGTCACGACTTTGCCAAGGCTGCGGAGAGCCTTCTCTACAAATTTTGTTTGAAACATTTGGATTCCTCTTAAATTAGATTATAACTTAAAGGCTGGCAGATTGTCAAGAAATATCTGCTACGGTCGGCGTTCTGAGTGTAACACATCAGTAAAGGAGTTTCACTACTCCAGGCGTCAATTTTGGTCCGACGTCGGTCCCAACCGGCGTTGCAATTTTTATTTATTTGTTTAGATTCAGCATGTAAAATTCCTGCCCAAATCTATACAACGGATGCATGTGACTTGAGTAGGTGATGGCATCTCTAAAACGTTGACTAAACTCGCTGTGAGCATCAGTATAATAACTGACTCCAAGTTCTAGTACCAATTTGATAACATTGATCAGTGTTTTTTTACTGAAAGCATACTGTGTGTTGCGTTTGTTCCAAAATTTATGAGTTAACTCTGTTTCCTCAATGGTGTAAAGATTGTCATGCCACATCATGTCTAGTGTGCAGACATCTATTTCTAATTTTTTAATTTCAAATTCGGCACCACACTTGTTTTGCTCTGCATACTGTTTGATATCTAAAAATAACTGTTTGGTAATGCCATAGTGATTGGTTAGAAAACACTGACTGCTAAAATTGCTTTGTTGAAAGAACGGCTGGGTACCTTTGATGCCAAGCACACATTCGGGGTCAATAGGCTGATTGTCAAAAATCAAACTGCCGGGTTTGCTCATTTGCATGCCAATGGGAGTAAAGAATGAAAAGTCCACGGTGTGCGGAACCGTGTGCAAATTAACATAGACTATATGGGCTTGCTGATCCTTTTCAACTTGTATAATTGCATAATCAGCCAAGCCAAGATTGCTCAACCATCTCTTTTCGCCATGCAATACATTATCTGTCAAGGTAATATTGTCAGATTGTTTGACCTGACTACTGCACCCAATCAATTGCCCATATGGTTGTGATAATATATGATCTTTTATTTTTAAAGAAGAACACAGTTGTACGGATACTATGGAGGTGGAATGATGCTGTATATTATGAGCCAATCCCAAACTACGTTGACTCACACGTTGCAAATTATTAAAAAATAATATTTTTTGATCAAATGAAGAATCGAGAAAATTTAAATCAAAGTGCCTGGATAACTTTGCTAAATTCTCTCGATCAAATTTTAAATCAATTTTGGTGTCGACTAAGATCGGTTCCAGCATTTGTACATTATACTACACATATCAGAACCTGTCAACTCAATGCAACCGTTGTTGGACGATTTCTTTGACAATTTCTTTATCTTCCCAGTATTTCTGAGATTTAACCCAACTCAACTGGGCTTTGTGTTTGAGTATCGCTGTGTCTTCAGCAGACATTTCAGTGATGGTAACACCGTTTGCTTCGGCCTCGGCTTCAAATTTTACAGCATCTTCCAAGGACCACTTACGTTCTTGTCTTGATGCATCAAGTGCGGCCTTACGGAATGCTTCTTGGTGAGCAGGTGCTAAACTGCCCCAAAATTTGTTACTGACCAAAATGGTTGTCAAGAACATGCTGTGATTGGTTTTAAAAACATATTTGCCATTAACTTCTTTAAAACGCAAATAAGTTGTTTCTACAGCATCAAACCCGTTCTTCATTGGGTCAGTATGGTGCCATTCGGTAGGAGCAGATACTGCGTACGATCCTCCTAGATCTTCAAGGGTGGTGCCCAAAGACAACGATTGTTGCACAGCAATTTTCATTGTTGACAATTGATCAAGAGTTGCAATAGGCTCATGTGATCCAACTACTCGATAACCACCACTGTAGGTAAATGCCAAGCCGGTGATACCGCTTTTGCGTCCCAACTCTGAACATAATTTTTGTCCTACTGGACCTTCCACCACACGCTTGACATGATCATGATCTTCAAACAAAAATGGCAAATCTAATATTCTAAAATCATGATGATGATCGCCTACACGATGCACCTGAATTTGACTCATCTCAATTTCGCTGTCAAATAATGCACCCCAAAATGCTTTCATGCCAACTTCATTGTAAATCACATCACTATCTGGGGAATGTTTCATTTCTTCAAGGCCAGGAATTTCATGATATTTTGCCACATAATCATCATATGTGAGCATTTCAATTTCGAATTCATCATTCGAGTAGTTTTTTAGCGCATCAGAAAAAGCACGAGCGGTACGGAAAAACAATTCTTGTGGTTGATGTGCAATGAGCCATCTAATCTTGCGGGGGTTTGACATAGGTATCTCCTGGGTTTGTACATTTATTTATCAACTGTCTTTAGATTCTTTTGAAATCCAACCCAATCTAAACAAATCCTCGCGTATTTGATCCGTTACTGTACCTTCTGGCACATGTCCTAGATCCACCCAGTCTGCATCAGGCTCGCCTTGTATGCCTGAGCAGTACCAGTCAATGTAGTCACCCTCTTCTCGCATGTGAGCCACAATGCCTCCGGCATAGCGCCACGAGCATGACCAGCGTTTGTCTTTCAGCCGGGGCCAAACATCATTACGTTGCCATTCTTGATTGCACAAGGCCGCATACAAGTTTTGAGCGTAGGTCTTGGTGCTTTTTGTTCGATCGCAGATCCATCGGGTGCTACGAAGATCGTACTCCAAGTTGTCTTTTTTCCACTTGGGGTCTGACAGTTTGATTTGATCTTGATCACGCAAACGTTCTAATACCTCAGACAATTCGTCTGAAGAGTTTTGAAATGTATGCCGTTCGGGACTGGTGTTTATTGCTGACAAGTTAGCCTCCTCGGCCAGTGACCTTTCGCATGGGTTTTCCAGTGATTGCTGGAGTGCCTCTTTTGGCGGCCTTTTGTTGAGTTCGAGAGAGTTTGGTATCAGGGTGTTGTGCTTGATGCTTTCGAGCCAGGGCTTCTTTTACAGCATCTGCAAGTTTTACAGGTTTAATGGGTTCCATATTGTCCTCCAAAAATATTTAGCGGCGTTGCATGTTCTGCCAAGTTAACCAAGACTGAAATGCATTATATACTGTTTGTGCTTCGTGGTCATCTATTGGAACTGGTTGCCCACGAACATAAAACCCGTTGGGGGATATTTTAAGCATTTCGTCGTTGCCTGCAATATAAAAACTGATAGTGTTTTCTTTAGCAGGTGTGTGTATTTGAAGTGCGTCATTAAATTCTGTCATATTATTCCTTTGGTCCGGCGTAGTGGAATCGAACCACTATTATCTCTTTAGAAGAAAGATGTCCTATCCGTTGAACGAACGCCAGCGAATGGTGCCTTGGGAGGGACTTGAACCCCCACTCGGTCGATTATGAGTCGACTGTTTCACCTTTAAACTACCAAGGCAGTGAACTATACTATAACAGGAAACGTATTTAATGTCAAGCCCGGTGCCAAACAATATCTGATTTTATTTCAATAGTTTCTGCACCGTCGTGTTCTTTTATGATGAATTCAGTGCCTTCAGGAAGCCACTCTATTTCTAAATCTCTCATGCCACCATCATAGATACCCGGATATTTGAGTTTGACATACACTTCTAGTTCTTCCCATTTATTATGTTCGACCAATTCCACTATGGCAGGGTCGAACAATAATTCTTCGGTGTCAGGATTCCACGAACTCCAGCCAGCGCCATAGCCTGGCGATACCAGTACAGCCACCTTACTATCGCGGACAAGTTTATTCACTTCAAGTCGCCCCGGAGCGTGTGCCAAACCACAGGATCACATCCAAGATACACACGATATTTCATATTGTTGCGCCAGCGTGTGAATTCGTTGATCTTGCGTTCTACAAAGTTAAACATACTATCACGAAACCAAAACGGATTCAGTATGGCCGCAATCATGGCAATGGCAAGGAGCGGCATGACAACAGCCACAGTGACCCAGTGGAAGGCCATGGCACGATAGAATCGTCCACCCGCAGGTGTGAGTGTAATTTCTTTGTTCATCGCTGTACCTTTTGACATTCAAAAACTCCGGGAAACATCTTGTTCTCCCGCACCAACTTGTCCATGTATACAATCATGGAAGTCTTGGTCTTTTCGCAGTCCTCTAGTTCGCGAAACTGACTCATGCGCTCTATGTGAAAGCCTGGAATCCCGGCCTTGGTCACAACCAAAAATGTAAAGATTAGTTGGTACATGGTTCAAATCCTAAGTTTGTTGCGTATTCTCGAATGGTGGGTGCGGCATTCAACCCATCTTCATCTGTGAACACGGGGTTGTTGGAATGAGTATACCCATCATAGAACGAGATAAACCAAGAGGACTGACCATAACTCACACAAGGTGTGGCCTGCCCTACCCGCCTACCATTCACATAGGGTGGCCGATCAATGCTGACAAGATATTGACTGATCTGGTTCATAATACACTTAGTCCATTAGACTGAGAAGTCTATCTTCCCAATAAAATTCATAACTTTGGCACTGTTCGGCAATCTTGCCCACCAGGCTGGCACGTTGCAGATAGGTGCGTGAAGTTTTTGCCGCTTCTAATTTGGCAATCAGCGCATCAATGTCTGCATTCATACGCTCGTCGAGTGGTGATAATCTCATACAATTTCCTTACATGTATCGGTTGATAAACCAAACTTTGATCGCAAAGGTAATGGCCAGGAATAAAAACATTTCAATCATACAATTTCCTTAGTCTAAACGGCTACCAGCGTAGGCAGTGAAGCCGTATTGCTTGAAAACATCAGCCGCCGCTTGGGCACCTGCCTCTAGTGTGTCTACGTTCTGTACATACATGTCTGCTGGATTCCAAATTTGGAAAGCACCTGTATGGCTCTTCTTAACACCGGCTTCTTTCAAAGCCCGGCCCAATTTGGTATTGCCTCGAACACCAAAAATGTCAACCCAGGCAAAGCCACAAGCATACTGATCTTGCCCGCCTAGTTTTTCTTGGAAAAACTTTTCAGCGGCCTGTCTAGCGGCTGACTTGGCTTCGGCTACGATTGTGTCTACTTTGACACCGTTTACTGTTACTGTCATGGAGGGCTCCTTTTAAGTTTCTATACAAGTATTATAGCAAATATCCAATTATTGGTCAACCGTTTTCGCACGTACATCTGTATTCAAATTAGGTGCATACTTTCGTATTAGTTCGCGCTCAAAATTGTGTGCTTCGGTTTTGCCACGCACGACTGCTAAAACTCCAACGGTAAAACTACTGACCCCACGCTCACGCATGGTCTCATAAAGCAACCACGACTTGTCTTCGCTTCGTGCTCGGTACAAGTGTTTCATGCAACGAGTCATCACTGATTTTTTCACAGTGCCTGCAGTCTTGGCAGTGACTCCAATGTAGAAGTCTTCGCCGCTTGTGAGCATGTACACAATGTGAGTGCGGTCTGTACGCTTTTTTCGGGGTTGCTTTTTAAGTTCCATACATGTATTATAACCGAAATTGCTTTTTTGGTCAACCGAAATTGTGTGTTGTATTTCTGCAACAAAAAAGTAGTACTTTTTGTTGCATTTTTGAGTTTCTAAAAACTAGTACTTTTCTATTATAAGTATTACAATGACAACAGACGAACCGGGAGCGATACACAGTGGAGAAATTTGGCTCAAGAGCCGGTGCTCAACAAAAGAAGAACAATTGATCGAATCTATTTCAGCATGTCTGCAACAGCACAATTATCAAAAAATCGCAGTTGTCACTTATACCAAATCAATTTGGCAACGCAAAGACCAGAAGATCGTGATCAGTTTGGTCGATGATCTCTGGGACTGTGCTGCCAATAGATCTCAAGATACACCGTATCTGTTTGATTCAAATACCACAGTCATAACCGACAATCATTTGAATTGTCCCAGTGTGTATCGTATGCGATCAACACCACTGAGTTTTTATGGGATTTATTCTTACGTGCCCAGCAATCAAAGTTGGTGTCCTGATCGTGATTATACTTTTGCTGTAAATCGTTTAGATTACAAACGCATGGATATGTTGTTGCAATTGCATCGAACTTTGGGACTTGACACAGGCTACGTCAATTTCAATTGCAATATTGGCGGAAAACATGTGGCATCCGAACAGGCGCGGCGCCGAGCATTTTTGGATCAGGCACAAACTCACGCTGGCACCGCAGCCGAACAAGATGCGTTTGTTAATCTGGCCCACTTGGTTCCTATAAAAAATCACACACTCGAACATGATCAAGTGTACACACTTGGTTGGTTGAATATCATAGTTGAAACTTACAGCAGTGACAATGTGATCAGTTTTAGTGAGAAAATATTTAGATGTTTAGTAACTCCAGTTCCTTGGGTCATGTATGCCGGAAGATATGCCATTGCTAAACTGCGCGAATTGGGATTTGATGTCATGGACGACTTGGTGGATCACAGTTATGATCGTTTGATGGAAGCCCAACACAAAATGTCATATTTTGCAACGTCGGCACAAAAAACTATTGCAACTTTAAAAACACAGGATTGGGAACAGATAAAATCACGTGCTCAAGTGGCAGCATTTCACAATCAAACATTATTATCTGACCTCTCGCGTATATGGTACGAAAATCAATCAGCATGGTTGCAACAATTGAGTCGGGACATCAGGTAATGTGCGGCATACTGTTTGTTGAGAGTCGTAACAATATACCACTTGAAAAGCATCTAGAGGCATTGGAGATATTAAAAAGTCGTGGACCCGACTTCACACGTTACGAGCATCGTGGTGGATTATTCGTGGCACAAACAGTACTACACATCACAGGCAAGGCTGATTTTTATAATAGAAACAGCAGAGATTTTTTTGCTTACAATGGTGAAATATACGATTTTCGTTGGCACGGTGGTTACAGTAATGATATTGAACTAGTATACCATGCCGCACAAAAAGACCATAGACTGTTCCGATACTTTGAAGGTCCTTGGGCTTGGGTGTATACTGACTTTACGACCACTACATATGCTAGCGATCCGCAAGGTGAACATTACCTGTATCGCTATCAAGATGATGATATTGTAATTGTGTGCAGTGAAGTGGCACCCATACTGTGTTATATTGATGCAGGCAAAATATCAGTGCCTTACCTCAACAAGTGTTGGACCTTGCAACACAAAACACCCTGGCAAGGCATTGAACGTCTTGAGCCTGGAAGATTGTATAGCAATCACGTGGCTGCCAACAGCCTGGACAACATATGGAGTTGGGTCAATCCCAGGAGCGAACTGACATTTAATGATGCCTATCAAGAGTTTGATGCGTTGTGGACCCGAGCCATGCGCATTATCCGACCCGACTGCGACACCGCTCTTAGTTATTCAGGTGGACTAGACAGCAGTATTATCTTGCGTGATCTAAATCCCTCACAGTTGATAGTGACCAACATGTCCGGCAAAGATCCCATAGCCGATCGTATTAGAGAATTTTTATCTCCAGCACAATTGGCGAGGCTAACTGAAATATCTGTAGATTATGAACAGTATGCTCAAGAATATCTAGCACTCATGCGGCGTACCAGAATGCCTGTTCAAAGTTGGAGTTATGTGGGCAAATGGATTGTGGCTCAGGCCTGTCGCGCACGAGTATTGTTTTCTGGTCAGGCCGCCGATGAATTATTTGGCGGCTATGATGTGTATCGAAGTATAGATTATACCACAACTCACTCCACGAGCCCATACAGTTTGCACATTGATTCCGATACGTGGCAACGGTGTTTGAGTGTGTACAACAACGATCCACGACAAGCCACATTATTGGCCGACTACTGGTGTCAGATAGTGGGGTCAGATGGTCCAGGCAGTGACCGCATAGGTGGCGCACATGGAATAGAAACACGCAATCCATTCCAACTCAAAAGTGTTATGACATTTGCTTTGAATCTGCCGTGGGAGTTCAAAGTCGACACTGTGGGCAAACCTTTAATAAGAAAAAAATTCTTAGAACGCTGGTCTGAAGATTTGGTATTGCCCAAAATGGGCTTTGCAGGACATGCCAATGATTCATTACCTTGGTTAGGCGTCGACATTGACGTAACCGGGGACCGCCACCGTGATTGGCAACAGATAGCACAAAAAACTTTTTACAAACATGCTTGATATTGTGACCAATCAATTGACTGATCAAACCATTCGGGGGTAAAGTTAATTTCTGGATGTGCAGTTAGGTATTGAGTTATCATGCCAACTGCTTCATCTTCGCCGGGTGTGACTGATCGTGTGCGCGAACTATTGAATTCATACCATTCTATACCGTATGGTGCCGTAGGATCAGTTAACCTAAATAAAAATTCTTGTCCAGGTTCGGCACCGCATAAAACAGCAAATTGATCAAATGACTCCACTGGTTCAAGATCGTAGTACAAATGCGCACGACTTGAATGAGTTGAAATAAATGCCGGCACTGTGCGTATTTCAGGTATGCGTTCAAGACAACGCAATCTTGAATCACCGGTACCAACACTGAATCCCTTGTCTGCAAGATCTTGCATCAACCAAGGCTTGACTATGCCCTGTTTTCGTATATCGTGTATCCACATGTTAAGTTTAACCAAGTTGGCAATATCATAATAACACCGAGGATTGGTTAGAAATGCACGGGTACCTTGTGTTTGTCGGTTATGATTGGCCCAGGTACACAAGTCTATCAGGCGTTGCGTGGTTGATATATGGGCAAATCCGGCTTGTGGATTCCAGAACAAACAATGTTGACCACCATGTGTGGCCTTAAATATTATATCACTTGCGGCAGGATATTGAACTTGTTCTAAGGGATTATTCCAATACATACCATACTTATATGATAGAAATACTAGGCCCAACATATCGCTATCGTGGTGAAATTCTAGATCAACCAGAAATAATTTTGATTAGAGATCATCACTATGATGATATTGATCAGTGTTTTCATGTAAAAAAACTACTAGATCACAGCACTTGTGATCCCATGCAACATTTGGTAATATCGGATCATGTGAATTATAGTGATGAGATGCATCCTTATAAATTACTGTGTTTGCCTATATTCATGGCAAAAGAATCTACATTGTTTGCATTGGAAAATATCCAACCCGATTGGAAAAACAAAACTACCGCATTTAACTTTATGATCAACAAGCCAAGGCCCAATCGAGAATTTTTATTATTGCTAATCAAACATTTTGGATTGAGCGATTATACCTATTCACTGTGTTGGAAAAACAAAAATATCAAAAAAGCACATCTGTTGGCCAATGTTGGACTGGAGTTTTATAAACAAATTATAGAAAATATTCAATCCGACATACCAGAAAAAATATACACAATTGGGCATGAAGTTTTTTTAGATCAAGGTTTACAATATGGACAAAGTAGTAATGCTGAAGTGTACACAAAACTTTTACAAACCACAGTATTTGAACCCAGTTGTGTTAGTTTGATAACCGAGCCTTGCTTCTATGAACGCGAGACGCTGGTGACTGAAAAAACTATCATGGCTCTATATGGCGGTACTTTGCCCATCTGGATAGGAGGATGGGGCATACCTGATACTATGCGGCAATTGGGATTTGATGTATTTGATGACATTGTAGATCACAATTATGAGCACATGCCGGACCCCTGGGACCGCGTATATCATGCTGTAGAGAAAAATTTGCATTTGCTCAAAGACACCAAGATCACACAAGAATTTATGAAAAACAATCATCCTCGACTGCAACACAATGTAGATCTAATCAATAGCAATGTTTTTCAAAAATACATAACTGATAAAATTTCAAAATTCAATCCTGTTTTACAGCGACTTCTTGAGTCAATAACCCAAGGGCAAGGTTTTCGAAATCAACTGCCCAGTGATTATAAATTATGGTGAACTCATGATAGAAATAATAGGTCCAACATATCGTTACAATAGTGAAATTCTAGATCGTCCAGAAATTATTTTAGTAAACGATCATCAATATGACGATGACAATCACTGCTTTCATGTAAAAACTTTATTGGAACACAGCGCCTGTGACCCCCAGCAACACTTCTTGATATTTAATCACATGGCACATGAAGATCAACTGCAACATTTCAATCATGTGAGTTTGCCTATATGCCTAGTTTCACTAGTTAAAGAATTTAAACAGCAACATATTAAACCCAACTGGAACAACAAGACTGCCGCATTTAACTTTATGATCAACAAACCACGACATAACCGAGAGTTTTTATTGCTATTGATCAAGCACTTTGGATTAGATAACTATACCTATTCTCTTTGTTGGAAAACTACCAATCTCAAAAGAGATCACATGATTAGAAATACCGTGTCTGATGTTTATCAAAAAATCATACATGACACTCCAATCGATATTCCTGAAAAAACCTACACATTCGGTCATGAAGTTTTTATGGAGCACGGTCTCAAATCTGGACACGTAAACAATGCCAAAAACTATGTGGGTTTGTTACAAACTACTGTGTTTGAACCCAGTTATGTTAGTTTAATTACAGAACCTTGTTTTTATGAACGCGAAACTTTTATGACTGAAAAAACTATCATGGCTCTATATGGCGGCACCTTGCCCATCTGGATAGGAGGGTGGGGCATACCTGATAGCATGCGTCAATTGGGATTTGATGTATTTGATGACATCGTTGATCATGGTTATCAACACCTGGCAGATCCTTGGGATAGAGCATATTGGGCTATAGAGAAAAATTTGCATTTGCTCAAAGACACCAAGATCACACAAGAATTTATGAAAAACAATCATCCTCGACTACAACACAACATTGATCTACTGGAACAAAATGTATTTTTAAAATACTGTGTTCAAAAAATCAGCCAATACACTGGAACCACGCACAATCTGTTGAATACAATAACACAAGGGTATAGATATCGACGATTTAGTGACTATAAATTATGGTAAACACATGATAGATATCTTTGGCCCAACATATCGTTACTGTGATGAAACTTTAACCAAACCAGAAATTATTTTTGTAAACGATCATCACTACGACGTTGACCTCAGTACTTTCCATATAAAAAATTTGCTGGAACACAGCACCTGTGACTCCCAGCAACATCTCTTGGTATTTGACCACATGGCACATGAAGATCAACTGCAACAGTTCAATCATGTGAGTTTGCCTGTATTTTTGGCCGCATCTGCAGAAGAATTCGCACAACAAAATATCCAACCCAACTGGAACAACAAAACCACTTGTTTCAACTTTATGATCAACAAACCACGGCACAACCGAGAGTTTTTGTTGCTATTGATCAAGCACTTTGAACTTGTTGATTATTCTTACTCGTTATGTTGGAAAACTACCAATCTCAAAAGAAACCACATGATTAGAAACACACAATCTGAACGGTACAAAAAAATCATACGTGACACTCCAATAGACATACCTGAAAAAATATACACATTTGGGCACGAAGTTTTTATGGATCATGGTCTACGTTATGGTCATGTTAAAAACTCTGAAAACTATGCTGGATTACTTCAGTCCACGGTATTTGAACCCAGTTGTGTTAGTTTGATTACTGAACCCAGTTTTTATGAACGCGAGACTTTACAAACAGAAAAAACCATCATGGCCATGTATGGCGGTACTTTGCCCATCTGGGTTGGTGGCTGGCGCATACCCCAAAGCCTAAGACAATTAGGATTTGATGTGTTTGATGACATAGTGGACCACAGTTACGAAACGCTTGCAGATCCCTGGGATCGTGCCTACTATGCTGTGGAGAAGAATTTAAATCTCTTACGCAACCCTAATCTAGCAAAAGATTTTATAGCCACCAACTATGCTAGACTACAACACAATATTAATCTGCTGGAACAAAATGTATTTTTGGAATATTGCATTCAAAAGATCAACACGTATGATTTAAACACAAGATCAGTATTGATTAAAATCATGCAAGAATACAATAGTCACAGTATTCATCATGTGAGTTTGCCTCAGATTGATTTAGGTTCGATCCAGGTAACCCAAAAACTTTTCTAAATCGCCGTACATGGCATACATCATGGCCTGTTGACTGCCAAACATGATCAGTCTAGGTGTCTTGCCGGCCCTGATATAATAGGGGCAGTCTAGTTTTCGGTTCAAGGTCATTAACAAACTGGGACTTAGAACTTTTAAAAATTCAAACTCATATTGTTCTATTAACAAAAATTTAAAGACATCATAACCCCATAGGCTCAATCTTAGCCCGCCATCGTCACGTGGATCTTGCCACCATGTTTTAAGAGCATGCTCTAAACTGGGCAGATCATCTGCTGGCAGTTGATTTAATAGTTGTTGAGTGAGTTGTTGTTTACTTGGCATCGGGGTATACTTGCACCCCCTGCGTCAAGAGCACGACTGTGAATTTGTCGGTCTTGAATTGTGTGTTGAGTTTTTTGGCCAAGTTCTTGGCATGCCCAGGATTTGAAAAACTAACTTTTTTATACTTGGGTCCTGGATATTGAGTGAGCATGTTAGATGTTTTGAGATTAATGGGTTTGGTATCAAAAAATACTGCCCACACTCCTTCACTAGCCAACACTTGTTCGGTCTTGTAAGTTGCTTTATCAGTGTACTCGATTAGCACATTCGGCTTGGGTCTTGACATCGTTATCTCCGTAGTTTATTTATCTCAAAAACTACGTGGTTTTGAAACTGCCGCCACTCATTTCTACCGAGATTGTTTCTTCTCGGGGTTGGGTATTGCGGGTGTGCAAGGTTTCTAATGTTAGCAACAATTTTGTAATATCACCATGCAGGTCCTTGGCTTCACGCATGGTCATGACAAAATCACGCTGACCGCGTGATTCGTGTGCTTTGATGCTGTCAACGAAACGATTGATATGCAGACTCATGACACAAAAGGTTCTAGATTAGGCGGCACCCATCCGGCCGGCTTGAGTACCTTGCCATCTTCACGTTTGCGAACCCGACCTGTTTGTTTGTCGATCTTGGCAAAGTTAGTACTCATGACTTCTTTCCAAGCACCTTCTGCATCGGCACCTAGACTATGGATGGCACCAATAGTCACAACAAGGATATCAATTAGTGCATCAAGATCATCCGTTTTGGTCTTGCTGGCTACCAATTCATCAAATTCTTCGCTGATGAGATTGCAATACAGTTGATATTGTGCTTCGTTGAACTCGCCTACTGTTTGTTCACAGGCTCGCATGAATTTTTCTTGATCGCGAAAAGGATTAGACACTTGCTTGTTCCTTGGTTTGAAAGGGGCCTTGGTAAGCATAACGCTCCAAGGTGATTAGTTTGGGGTGTTGCACGGTCTTCCACTTGCGATGTTGTTTGACTCGGTACCAGCCGGCAGCGAACCATGACTTGGATTTGTCTTCTCTGGTGAACAGTGGCAACCGATGTTTCACGTCCCAGAGTGGATTGAATACATCACCTTCAACTTCGTGGCCATATACCATGTTTGGTGGCAATGGAGTTGCAGTTTCGGCCGGCTCGAATTGGATTTCAATTGCCTCTCGAGCCATCTTGATTGTTTTGTAACTTATTACACTATCAAGAATTTTTATAGTGCAGTTGCCGTTCTCTTTTAATTCGAGTTGGCCGATCTTGCGATCATCCTTCTTGAGAATCCAATATTGATTCTCTACTACCGGTTTGGCTAATATCATTCAGCACTCCTTTATATGTTTCATTGAGCCAGCGACCAAACTGTTCAGCCGCATCGCTACACTTGTTCAATTCATACTTGCCGCAGAATTGCATAAATCTCACACCCACTTGCCCCACATCCTTATGCGAAATCTGTTCGCATATGGCCGAGTCCACAGTGGCCTTGATGTCCGCAGGTTGAGCAGTCAAGTCAATCAAGGTACAATTACGTTCATAATCATCTAACACACGATGTTCGACTCCATCCGGGTCGGTCCAACGTTGCAACATCATGTTGTTCCAATTGTATCCGCGCTTGTCTCTGTCTCCAAAGGCCTCACGGAGACCAACTTTATTCTTTGTGCCTTTCTCACGTACTCCAGGATACGCACTGAATACGTTGTCTGAGGAGTCGCCACGCATACACTTCTCAAATAACAACCACTGTGGATCCGGGATCGTTTTTGGTTGTTTAGTTTTCTTATCATTGACGTGCTTACCTTTAGCATCAAATATGCCCTCCAGTGTTAACAGTTCATCACTAATGCCATTGTATTGCGTGACATTGGGCGCGAGTAGTTGCACAAAGTCAGTGTCTGAACTTACAATGGTGTGTTCATCTTGGGGGTGTAAAGCAATCCAACGTGCTATGATATCATCTGCTTCGGCAGTGGCACATCGGATAACGCTACAATTGGTTTTCGTAGCCAAGTATTTAGTCAGTTCGTCATAGGTTTCCCAAAACAGTTTGTCTTCTTCTGCTTCGGCTTCGGTCATTTTACCCCGAGCCACAGCACGATTGGCTTTGTAGGGTTTGTAGTAGTCCTTGCGCCACGAGCGTCCTTCCAGTGCAAATACCACATGATCTGCTTCAAATCGTCGGGCCATTTTGTTCACAGCCATCAAGGTAACATGCAGAGCAAAGCCCAGTTTGGTCCAAGAGTCTGCGGCTCTAAATGCCCCGTGCCTGGCACGAAAGAACATGTTGGCAGTATCAATCAGTACGTATTTCATTGGTCACAATCAAGTTGTTATTGTAAATGTATTGTAACACATGTTCAGCCCAAAAGCAATGGGCTTCTGGCCCAAAATGCCATGAATTTGGGTTGACTGTACTGAATCCGTTGTTTCTTAGCACCGAATCATAGGTTTGATTAGGATCATATGGTGCCATGTAACATTGACTCCAGTCATAATTTTGAGAAATTTTATCAAAATGACTGTTACCATTAAACATCACATGCCGGACTTGATTGAGTTTTAGTTCGTTATGGAATTGCCAAATCTCATCATGTGCTTGTTGTTGCACTTCATTCCAATTGATGTTTGATACAAAATTTTTATATCGTTCAGCAAACACTGATGGTACCGCATCTATACCACTTGCATTGACTTGATACCATGTATCTTTATAAAACCATTCTTGTCGTTCCCAGGTAGACCATTGCAGTATCACAAAAATATCTTCAAAATTACTTTGTTCATGCAACCACGATCTTGTGGTACGGATAATACGGGCATTTGATCCACCAGCCTGTGCATCAAGGTATAGTATAGCATTGAGACGGTTGGCTATCTCACAACCAAAACTCACACGTTCATTGTTTGGGTGAGGCTGTTGTCCTAGTCCATAGTACAGTCCATCATCCTCTGCCCATGAATATGGATTTACTGCTTCGGCGGCCGCGGCATGGCTGTCACCATTCACATACAAGATCATTTTTGCATTAGCACTTTTTCAGTCTCTGCGGCTACCACACGTTTACGCAGACTTGAACTAGAGAACGAGTGATCCCTACTGTTAAACACATGTTGAATTTGCATGGCCTGTCCTTCAGATCGACCAGTAAAGTTTGTGTCTTCGTATTCATCGCCCAGTATGCGTACATCAATGGGCAATGTAAGCAATATATCCACTAGGTCACTTTCAGTGGTGTAAACAACGATTTCGTCTACAAACCGGCAAGCACTCAATTGTATTTGACGCTCTACAATACTTTGAATAGGTGGATTTTTAACACCTGGACGATCAATACTGGCATCTGTTTGCAATCCTGCAATCAAGTAATCGCAGTGGTTCTTGGCTTCGGCCAACATGGCAATATGGCCTGCATGTAGCATGTCAAATTGACTGAATGTGATGCCGATTTTTTTACCTTCGGCTTTGAGGTCTTTGATGTGATTGAATATCATGATACCTCTGTTCTCCCGCCGCCAAGGTCACGACTATTCACATACTGCTTGCCTATGGCCTGCTCTTGTTCCCAAGTTTCCATGACCACATGTCGGCAAATATTTTGAAACCACCGATCCACAATGACTGAGTCTGTGTCATTGGGTTTCATCATGTAGCCGGCTTTGACCAGGCGAGCCACAAAGATATCATTCCAGTCCAGTTCAAATGCACCTTGGTGCAAGTTGTTGGGATCTACATCCATGCGTACAATGCTAACATACGGCTCTTTGTTTTCTGTAGCAATTTCTTTTTCAGTTTTCTCTGGTGCCTTTGGCTTGGGGTCGGATCGTACCTTTGGAACCGGCTCAGGCTTTTTACGGAATCGATCAAATAGTCCCATCAAGTTCCCCATTCGTTTTTAAAGAGTGGCACTTGTAGTCGATCACTGTACCGCCAGCCTTTTCGCATTGCCATTTCTGCCACTGCACGATTGTTAAGGGTATACACCCGCTCAACCCCACCAACAGGCATAACATACACAGGACCAGTAAAGCCTGCTGTGCGATACTCCAAGACTGCTTGTTCTGCATCTGCTAGATCCTGTTCTGTTGCTACAACCAGTTTCAAATAGGTGTAGCCATATTCTTCATATTCACATACCACATCTGGACAGATAGCATCTGACCATGATTCACCTGACCCGGGTAGTTTAGCACTCACACTAAATGTTACTTCTCTATAGAAGTCTTGACCATGATGAGAGGTCCAGGTGTGCAAGTGTTGTTTGAATTGATCATCTAACCGCTGAGTGCCATTAGTTTCAAATGTGATTTCTCGAAGTCTGCCCATGCTTGGATGATTCAACAAGTCCGGATAAGCACGTTGCCAACCTAACAAAGGTTCACCACCTGTGATAACAAGATGCTCGTTTTCCCAACGCTTGTGCGGAAGTATTTCCATGATACGATGCACAATAGCATTAGTTTCTAGCATGGGACTCAAGTCTTTGAATCGTGGATCCCACGATGCATAACTGTCACAGCCAGTTGACACCAAGGGCAGTTCGTTGTAGTCTTTGAATTCAATCATGCGTTCAGCGATAGCATCACGCTCAGAACTCATTTCACCACGCGGCATACCGAAGCCACCGCAAGTAAAGTTGCACCCAAATGTTCTCAAGAACACACTAGGTACACCCATGTATCGACCTTCACCCTGAACTGAATAAAATAGTTCTGCTATTTTAAGTTTACTCATCTGTATCCTTTGTTATACATTGTACATTATACACGAAACATTGGGCATTTAGCAAGAGACTAAGTTGCCAGTTTATCCAATTGATTTTTGCACACCCGATTCAAAACTCATGGGCACGTAATCGGGCATGATGCTTCGTAGTCGGGTGATGTCAGGTCTGCGACTGGCTGTGCTTCCGGGCTTGCCCGGAGTGGTAGTCCAAGCGGGATTGGCATGACCCAGTGCTGATGCAATGATTTGTGCCGCATCCATAATGGTGATTTCTCTGTCGTTGCCAATGTTGATCAGTTCACGAGTTTGTGTTTGGGCGCAGTAGATACTGGCTCGTATAGCATCTTCCACATGACAGAAACTTCTAGTTTCGTTGGCACCAAAGCACTCAAATCTGCCTTCTTTGATCTTGGCAATCTGATCAGCTAAGAAGTGTCCAGCCTTGCTGTTCTCACCGTACACATTGAAGTAACGCAACATCACATAAGGCAGTCGGCTGTTGGCCAAATAGTTTTCACTGCATACTTTGGCAAGCCTATAACTCCAACGAGCATTGTGAATGTCTCGGATAGTGATGTTTGCATGCTCAGGCACAGGACTAACAGGATCATCACTTACTATTTCACTACTGCTGGCATACACAATTTTTTTAAGGTTTGTAATTTCTCCAGCATACTCAAACATGTTTAGGTCACAAATAAAATTGTTTGCCAACACATGGTTAGGACGTTCGTAAAAATTCTTGGTACCGTTGATGGCACCATAGTGATAGATGTAATCAAACACTCGGGGTAATTTATCAATTGATGTTTGATCAGTTAGATCAATTTCCAAGAAGTGATCACAAGGAGGAATAGTTGAACTGCGACTGTGATTGTCGATAGCCCAAACTTCGTTGCCCTCAACTGTTTTTAATTGTCTACAGATCTCTGTGCCTAACAATCCACTAGCACCGGTAACTAGAATTTTAGTCATTTTTGATCCTTTCGTTGTCATCAAACGCCGCCTGAATCATTCCAAACTCTAGTCCAAGTTTTTTAATCAAGTTGTTGAGTGCCATGGTATCTTTTGGCAAGCAATGTCCCCCAAATGCTCGGAATTTTTCATTGACCAACAAGTAATGAGGGTTAATACAATCGCGTTTGATGATGGCGTTGTACACATTGTTATAATCGGCACCAATGCGTTGACAAACTTCATAGATGATGTTACCAAACGTCACACTAACTGCATGATGCACGTTGTTAAAGTATTTGATAATTTCAGCCTCAATAGGTGCTACCTGAACTACGTTTCGTGGAATAAAGCCATGTATCTTTTTAACTAACTCGAAGTCTGCATCATTGTAAACTCCAATTACCAACACGTCGTGATTGTAAATAAAATCTGCCAGGGCGGTTTTTGCCCGAAGAAACTCGGGCACGTTGCACATACGCAGTGTGGGATATGTTAATTTCATACGATCAGTAGTTCCTGGAACCACTGTGCTTTTGATTCCCACTAGACCTTTGTAGTGTGCGTCTGAAAGTTCCTTACAAACTTTTTCTACTATGCTGGTATCACAGTCGCCTTCGACTGTGCTATCTGTAGGTACGCTCAAGAACACACATTCAGTATTTAAAATGTCTTCAAGTTTAGAGCCTTCGATTTTTGGATCGTAAAAACTCATGTCGTGTCCTTGCCCTTCAAGTCCATCATATACTGCTGAGCCCACAGTACCTTTTCCAATAACTCCTACTTTCATACAGTCTCCTTAATTTTGTAATCTATATCTATGTAGCGACTTTGTGTCATGTTGCATAAATTTGCAATCTCTTTGGCAACATCAATTGGTTCCAAACAAATATCTGGATTTGGGTGTGGTTTATGCGCTACCATTTTGGTATGTACATGAACCGGGTTAATCAGTCCCAGTTTCAAATTGTCATGGACAAATTCACTAGCACCTTGCCACATGTTGAACAACGCCGCCTTGCTGGCGCTGTATAAAATAAAGTTTTTACGCCCTTGTTTGTAGGCACTTGACCCTATCATAACAAATTTAACAGACTTGGCAGGTGGATTTTTAATATAATAGTTGATCACAGACCAGTTACTTTTTAAGTTCACATTAAATACAGTATCGTAATCCAATGTGTTATCACCATCGAATACACCGGCACAATTAACAATCACGTCTGGTTCGGCCATGGTCAATATCATGCCGATACGCATATCACTAGTGGGATCATCAAGATCGATTGTTTCTCGACCAACAGCCACAATGTGATATTGTTTTTCTAGCAGTTGTATGGCGCTCTTGGCAATGTCACTATTGGCACCAATGATTACAGCAGTTTTCAAAACGGTCCTTTGAATTCAACAGATTTAAGTTCGTCCTTGGCAGTTGGATACCAATATTGAGCACCACCGTTAACAAGATCATTTGCTGTGGCAGCAATTGATTGTCCTGTGGGATAGAAGTGATCTTCTAACGAAGGAGTAGTGGGGCATGGTGTTGTGGCAAAACCCAGTCGCTTGGACCGCCAAGCAATATCACCCAGGCGTTCATGTAAACTGGCAATGATTTCGCTACCAGCACCACATATGGTCCAGGCATTGTCAACCACCACAAGATTCTTTGTTTTGCGTACACTGGCTTCAATAGTGTCTATGTCCATTGGCGATAACCAAATTGGATCAATAACTTCTGCACTGATCCCAATATCTGCAAGATAATTTTGTGCTCGCATACATTCTACTGATTGGTAACTGATACCAACCAAGGTCACATCCGTGCCGGGAACAAGCACTCGTGCTTTGCCGGGTGCTACCAATAATTCACCTTCGGGTACATGACCAGTGCTGTAGTATAGCATTCTATGCTCGACCATGATGACAGGATTGTTGTCACGGATGGCATATTCCAAACATCCTTTTGCATCATATGGTGTACTGGGCGCACATATTTTAATGCCGGGTATGTTCATGAACAGCGGATAAAGACTTTGTGTATGTTGCGATCCATTGCCCCAACTTTTACCAATCAACATACGTACCACCATGGGCACATTTTGCATACCGCCGGACATGGCATGTGTCTTGGCTGCTACATTGATCAATTGATTCATGGCCAAGGTTGCAAAGTCCATGCGATAATGATTGTGTATGGGACGTAGACCAGCCAAGGCCATGCCAACAGCAACACCAGTCATGCCATCTTCAGCCAACGGAGTTCCAAAACATCTGTCAGCACCAAACTGTTCTGCCAATCCCTTGGTGGTGCCAAACGTGCCTTTTGGATCATCAACATCAAGACCAAACAGTACAACATTGCTGTCACGGGACATCTCGATAGCGGTGGCTTCTCGAATTGCTTCTACATAAGATATAGATCGATTACTTGTAGACATATTTTAACAATTCCTGTTGTGGCGGAAATTCGCTAGACTCTGCAAACTCAACTGCTTGAGCAATTTTGTGTTCAATCTCTTGATCAATTTGTGCTCGAACCGCAGGATTCAGTTGCTTGCCCAGTCGTTCAACTTCGTCCTGTGCTCGATACGGTGCTACCTCATCTTCGGTTCTGTACCCCAATTTAAAATCTTCGCCGGGACCAACGTGCTCTAACCAACGACTCGTGGCAATTTCTAAAAACTGTGGACCCGAGCCATTTCGTATTTTTTCAACAAGATCACCGGCGATGTTGTAAATTGTTTCTATATTGTATTCATCGATATGCGTTGCCGGAACACCAATGGCTCTGGCACGTCCACAGATGTCAAGCACGGCCTGACGTTGAGTGCGCTTGGTATGAATAGCCAACTCGTTGTTTTCACACACAAACAAAATAGGTAATTTCTTAAGTGCGGCAAAATTCAAACTTTCTGATACTACACCTTCTTCAGTAGCGCCATCACCAAAGAAACTAACAACCACCTGATTGGATTTTTGAAGTTTAAGTGCATAAGCGTAGCCTACTGCGTTTGGAACACTTGATGCTACAATAGCAGTGGTAGACATTACATTGTGTTCAATGTCAACCAGATGCATACTACCACCCCATCCTTTGGCACACCCAGTAATTTTTCCATACAATTCGGCCATCATGGCATTGAGGTTGCCGCCTTTGGCCAAATACAGTGGATGACTTCGATAGTATCCAAACACCACATCTTGTTTTTGTAAGTTTTCACACACACCCACTTGAACGGCTTCGTGCCCAATTCCCAAGTGTACTGGACTTTTAATTTTGTCGGTAGGATATATTTTGGCAACAACTTCTTCCACTCGCCTAATTGTTTTTATTGACTGGTATAATTTATCAATATTCATATGTTAATCTGGCAATCTAATAATTTTTTGAACCATTTGTTGATTTATATCATTGAGTTTGAGTTTTTCCCAAGGATCTTGTTTTCCTGCTATAATATTCTCCCAAAAAGATATGTCAACTCCTTGAGTTTTGAGATATCTAGAAAACATTTCACAAACAGAATGACGACGATTGATATTATTTTTATGATGGAAGTCTCTAGGATCGTCTGGGTTGCCTTCAAAACTCACACGATTTTGATGAGTAGCATCACGATTATTACCAGTCAAATCAGCACGATCGTGTATTACCGAAACATCGATTATTTCTACAATATCTAACATATAGGCTATTTGACTAAGTTCAGCATCGGGCATTTGATGTGTACTGAATGTTTCACGCAACATGTACCATGCTCTTGGTATTATGGGAAATATACTGTAAGGATGTTCATTGTGAGTATGAACTTTGAGTAATTTAAATTCACCATCGTGTTGAGCAATTTTAGTATCCCATCCTTTGGTTTCCATGATCGAATCATCTCCCCATCCCATCAACCAGTCTGAATTTGAATACTCGGCTAACTTGTTGTAGTATAAATTTAGATTTTGATAACCCAGGCGATCCATACTCAACACAGTGTAATTAACGTTGTTATCGTCCATCCAGGGCTGTATGCCCTGTTGAAAGTATTTGATAATTTTAATATCATCGTTGTCAAATGCAATCAAAATTTGTATTGTGTCAGGATGTTCTGCTTGCTCAATCAAACTTTTAATTGATTTTTCAAGTGGCTTGGTGCGCCCTCTAGTGGGAATCAAGGCAGCAACTTTAAATTCGTTTGTACTCATTCAACAACACTTTCGACCCGATAGGTATCAGATTCGTAATCTGCACCGCCCCTAGGACCTTCAGCAAAAGCAATAAAGGTACACCCTTCCGGACCGGCCCGCATGGCGTGTATTTCAAGAGGTTCACTGATAATTATGTCTCCTGCCACAGCATTGAAAACATCTGTTGGCTCATCTCCGCCTATACTTTTACTATAGTAGGTTAATGTCCCTGACAATATGTAAGTATACTGTGTGGTAAATTTATGATAATGATTGCCACGCACCGCACCTGGTTGATTAGTAATAACACAGCCGTGATTCATATTGGCCATATAAAATATATCAGTAATAGTACCGCGGTCATCTGAGAAAAAACCAAGTCCGGTTAGATTATGGTCGGCATAAATGTTGTATGATTTCATTGTGATATAAACCTTGTGTTGGGATTGATATTTAATATGGCTTGTTGTAGGTGGTGCTGAATGTTCCAACTCATGATCAAAGCATATGGTGTATCATGCTTGGCAAACTCTTGATCCGACACGATAGGAATTCTACTCAACGGAGTATACTTGCCTTGTTTGTGACTGCTGGCATCAGCAATACACTGTATCACTGTTTTGTCAAGACCGTGCCAAGTTAACCAGGTATTGGCTTTGGCAGCGGCACCTACGCCTATCACAACAGCATCAGGGTCTTGACTGAGCAATTGGTAAAAGTCGGTCAACCATTTGATTTTTTCTTGCTCAAATCGCAATTGTAAGTTTTGATAAAATGCAAGGTCAAACAAACCCATCTGTGTTTCTCTCACTATAGCATCTTGAATCTTGACCGGCATATCCGCACCAGTATCCCGACGAGCAAACACTCGTAGACTGCCACCGTGATAGTTGACCACATCAAAATCAGTGATTTCTAATCCAGCAGTCTTCAGCAAGTTCCAGGCCATTTTTATAGTAAAGTAAGTAGGGTGCTCATGATACACCATGTCTGTGAATCTTCCTGACTCAATCATGCTGAGCCAATACGGAACTTCAAACACAAACTCTCCTGTATCTGATAGTAGTTCTGCCACGCTCCGAGCAAACATCACAGGATCGTTGGCATGGTTAAACACATTGTTGGCAATGATTACACCTGCGGTACCGTGTGTGTTTTTTATCAAGTCAGCGGTGACGCTATCAAACAGCGCATTAACAGTTTTAATGCCTTTTTCTTGGGCCAATGCACACATTTCGGTGCTAGAGTCTACACCCACAGCATTGTCAAACTGTCCCACTAGGTATCCGTCGTTACTGCCAATTTCTACCACTAGGCCTGTGCGCCCACGGCCTTTGATTGTTTGAGCATATTCATCCCAGTGGCTTCTGGCTGTTTGACTGTTGCTAGAAGTATAACTGTAACTGTAGAGGTTGTAGCGATCTTGGGCCGAACTAACGTAGCCCAGTTGTATACTGCCTGAATCACTATTGAGATATACCTGTAATGGAAACACAGGCTCACTGAGATGTAGTTGGTCTGGTCGAACAAATGTATCAGCATAGGCATGCTGACCAAAGTCAAGTATTTTTGTAACTGGTGCGTTTGAAACAACACACTCGGTAATCAGGCCACTGACTGTTATATTATTTTGTTGCAAGCGTCCTCCGGACATCTTCACTCTTTTGATCTTTGCCGTAGGACATGACCTGCCCACGCTCATCAAGTTCCATTACAAATTGACTCATTTGTTTGTTGATATCCAAGGCAATTAATTTTTCCCAGGGATAACTTTTTCCACTCTTGACGCCTTCCCACCAAGAAGTATCTAGGTCAATTGAGCGCATGTATTCAGCAATAGTATCACAATCCTGATAGCGTCGAGCACTGGTTTGAGGATTATGGAAATCATGCGGATTAGCAGGGTTACCTTCAAATCTTACCTTGGGTTTGAGAGGATCAGTTGCATCTTTGGTCAACTCAACTTGGTTGTGTGTGACATCAACTTCAATCACTTGCATGATATCCAGCAAGAAAGCCAGTTGACTTAGTTCAGCATCGATCATTTGATGGCGACTGAGATGATTCATTAGATCATACCATGCTCTTGGCATTATAGGAAAAATACTGTAAGGGTGATCGTTATGAGTGTGAACTTTTAACAGTTTGAATTGGCCAGTGTATTGTTCGATAACTGAGTCCCAGCCCTGTGTCTCCATTACGGCGTCATCGTTCCACACAAACAACCAGTCGGCTGAAGTTGACTTGGCTAGATGATTGTAGTAGCGATTGAGTCCAGCATAGCCCATGCTTTTAAATGCTTGGGCCTCGTAAGACACCCCACGTTTGTCCAAAAATGGTTGAATCACCGTTTTAAAATGATTCAAACCTATTTCATCATCGTCGTCAAATCCAAAGATTAGTTGTATGCGAGAAACATTGTTGGCCAAATCTATAATACTAGTTACACTTGAAGTAAGTGCATCAGTGCGGCTACGTGTGGGCAGTAAGACTGCTATGCTGTATTCGTTTGTCATTGGAAAAATATTTATATGCGTATATTATCAAGCAAATAAATCTTCATTCCATTCACGATGACCTTCACGGAAAGCCATATTGGCCTGTGTTTCGCGAACTTCCACACGATAGCACCATAAACGAGCCGCTTCACCTGGACCCCACATTTCGGGAATGTAAACGCCATTCACATATTTGTATAGCATGTCAGATAAACCTTCGCAACCCAGCCGGGGCAATACCACAACCTTGGCCATGTTCCGCTCTTGTAGCAGTTTAAATGTCTCCATTTCAGGATCATCCTGTGCCACAATAAGTGTGTGATCAAATTGATCTTCTAATGTTTTCTTTAGTTCTTTGAGCCCGCCATAGTCGGCGGCCCAGTTACGCACATCCAGTTCGTTAGTTCCAAAATAGAACTTCATTGAGAATGAATATCCGTGTATCAAATTACAATGGCTATCGCTCCTCCACTGTCTATACGCACATGGAAATGCGTCGTGATACTCTTTGGTTGAGGTGTATTTGTAAACTACGGGATTTAATGTTGTCATGCTGTTTTTCTCCTATGTTAAAGTATAGCATAGGCGGCGGAGTTTGTAAAGCGGGACGATGCCGATAGGCCGCTTAAAAGAATATTTATACAGTGGTAGATCACTCAATTCTTTTGTAAAGATTATTGGTGTATGCAACAAATTCTTGTTCGGCTCTTTGATGCAAATCAAACCACAATCCGTGTACTTGGTTGGCCAAGTCATAACAATCACTTAACTCAAACCATTCGATCATGGTGTTGTAAAATGTTCTATCAAGGACCGGTTGGTACAAACAATCCACGTTCATTACTTTTTGTTTTGATAATGTTGAATCAATCTGCCAGGAAGATTGTTTTTTGAAAATACTTGGGGTGCAATGATTTAAATTACTATTGAGTTTAAAATACGATTTTAACGCAATCTGTGGGTCAATTGTTAGTGTTAGATATTTGTTCACAGTGGCTATATTTCCATCTTCCCTATGATCAAAGATAAAAATTTCATCCAGGTCTTCCCTGTAAAGAAATTCCATCCACAACCAATTATCCCATGATCGTTTTGAAGAATAAATTTGTGTGCTAAAACTTTCTAATTTACTATCTGCATCAAGAAATGTTATGTGTCTTGATGTATCTGGTATTTTTCTAAATCTTGGTTCAGCCAGTGGTGTAAGTTCAAATTGAAAAACGGGATCTAATAACGATAGCCATCTTACATGATTTCCAAACCCACCAATAGGCGCACATACACCACATTTTGTGGAAGACAAACTTTTTATATCAATCATTCAGGTTGTTTATACGTGTCAGTTTTGTAGTTGGCCTGACCAGGTATCACACCACGCACACCTCCCACTGGATCAGCAGTGTCACCGTGCATTCTTGGTATCAGGTGCACATGTGGATACATCACTGTCTGCCCCGCGGCAACTCCTGCATTCAATCCAATGTTGAAAGCGTCACACTGATTGTTTTGTACCATTTGACGGCCAGTCAACAACGCCATGCCCATGGCCACCACAATTGATTCATCGGTGTTGGCACGTGGTACAAACAACAGATGTCCCTCTGCAACAGGGTACGCATCGCGGAACACAGCAATATGAGTGTTACTGAGTTCAGGCACTATGTTGGTCCAAGGTGCTACTTTGCCGTCCTGTGCGGCCTTTAGAGTTGCGTATGATATCATTTTTTAGTCTTTAAGTAATGTAAGTCTTGTTTCAAACTTTCACTAAGATTCTTGTAGTATACTAGATCTTTGCGAACTTGCTCATCTACTTGTTCGTAGGTTTTTTGATATTGATCGTGCAGGCGTTCTTGTTTGATAGCCATGCCAATAACAACTCCGCCAACTAGACAAGTAAGTGCAGTAAGGATCATCTTGGTGCAAAGTCCTGTTGTAGTTTGATGTTGTCAAAGAATTCCTTCTTCACGCTTTGATCTGCTTTAAAGGCTCCGTGGAGCACAGTAGTTTGGGTGAGACTACTATGAGCCATAATACCACGATTCTCGCAACATCCGTGGGTAGCCTGAATATAAACGGCCACATCCGGTGATCCAGTTGCTGTCCCGATCTCACGAGCGATATCCATGCAGAGTTCTTCTTGAAGGGTTCCACGACGGGCACACCACTGTGCGATACGGGTGTACTTCGAAAGACCAATGAGTTTGGGGCCAGCAATGATTCCAATATAAGCAACACCCGCAACAGGTTGATGATGGTGGCTACACATACTCTTAAGTTCGCTACGCACCACCAGCATGCCTTCGTATGCTCCGTCTGTGTCATTTGGAAAAGCCGTTGCATTTGGCGATTCCTCATATCTACCAGCCATAATTTCATTGTAGTACATTTTTGCCAACCGGCGAGCCGTACCTTGGGAGTTTGGGTCATTTTCTCTGTCAATCAATAATGTGTCTAATACTCGTTCAAATGCTTGGGTGGCTTCATCAATCAATTGTGCTTTTGTTGTTTCATCTACGTATTCACTGATATTGTCCCCGGCCCAAAAACGTTTATTGTCACGTTTCATTTTAAAACGAATAGCATCTGCTAGATATGCAGACTCATAGCCTTTGTCATCAATGTTATTTACTGATATTGATTCTGTCATCTTAGTCCTTGATTGTGATAGTTCTTAAGTCTGGATAATCTACGTGTTGTGGTTCAGGGCAGTGTTCTTTAAGACCTTCCAACAACGCCAAGCCTTGCACAGCATCTTCGATACTGGGCCTGTAATGGTATCCAACGGTGAACTCCTTTTGACTCTGCCACGGTGATATATTTAGATCACGACCATCATACCTCATACGAATTATCTTGTCATATGCCTGTTTGTCATCAAGTATTATAGCACCACCATGGCCTATTTGTAAAGGCTTTGTGTGTCCAAAACTCAAACATTGCATGGTATCTGGACGATACATATTCCGTTCTAATCGTCTTGCACTGTCCCAAATTCGTGTTTTCAAGAATGGATACTCACCCACCCAACGCTGCCAAGCATGATTGGAATATTGATATTGTATACCTAACTTGTGCATGAGCATGGGCATACTCAAATAGGTATAAGGAGTAAACTCGCACTCCTGAACTTGATCATATCGTAGGCATAATTCAATGGCATGTGTACAACAATCAGTCATAACAACATATGGTGCCCCAGTAAATTCTGCTAGTTCTTGTTCAAATCTTAGAATCTTATCGAACATACCAAGACCAAGTGTGCGTGATTACATCAGTTAAATTATAGGTGCGCCAACGCATTCCAACTGCACGATCAAACTTGTCAGAACTGGCTGTGAGTAGTGCAGGATCACCTGGCCGCGCCGCGCCGAACATAATCTCAGGTCGCTTGCCAGTGATGGTCATTGCCTGTTCTACTACTTGTTTAACACTGGTGCCGGTACCTTCTGCAAGATTATACACGCCAGATTCAATTTTGGGATCCAGTGCTAAAATATGTGCATGGGCAATATCATCCACGTGTACATAGTCACGTACACATGTGCCATCATCTGTGGGATAGTCAACGCCGTAGATCTTGAAGGCGCCGCTATCTCGTGTGGCTTCTAACAATCGGGCAATCAAGTGAGTCGCACCTGCATCCTGCCCATGGCGACCTTCAGGATCTGCACCACAAGCATTAAAGTAACGGAATGCCACATAGTCCAGGCCATATGCCCGATGATAACTTTCCAAGATTTGTTCCACCATGCGCTTGCTTTCACCATATGGGGAGATCGGTTCGCATGGATCAACTTCATGACAAGGATTCATAATAGGCTCACCATAAACTGCCGCACTAGAACTGAATACAAATCTAGTCTTGGGCAATGCATGACGCACAATATCCAACAACGCCATGGTCTTGGCCACATTATTTTTGTAGTATTTGGCCGGATTCATTATACTAGGGCCTACTAGGCTTGTGCCAGCACAATGAATAATAGCAGTAGGTTGAGATTCAATTATCTTGCTTAATGCGGCCTCTTCAGCAAAGTCGCCTTGTACAAAGTCTGTGAATGCTGGAACCAATCCACTGTGCGGAGGTCTTAGGTCAATACCTAACACTTTTTGACCAGCATCGGCCAACTTCAGTGCAATTTGTCCACCGATATAGCCGGAGGCTCCTGTTATTACTATCATTTTATTTCCGTTTGGGTTAAGTTGTTTTTGATTGCTGATATTATTTGTTCAGCAACATAATCACATTCCAACACACGGTCGTCTCCGTATGTGTCTTGTACCTCTTGCATGGTCTTAGTGCCTTCGAAATTCCTGTAGCGTATGTTGCTTCTGGTAAGACCAACTTTGGCTTCTAGTATTTTGATATGTGCAATTTCTTGAGAGATCAAGTCTATGCTAAATTTACTGGCTACTTTGCTACCGAGATATGTATTATGAAAAATTCTAGGATTTTCTATACTGGCACTACTGAGCCAAACATATTTACCTTGCGTTCGTTGTTGTGCATAGTGCTTGAGCAAGAACAGGTTTGAAATATAATTGACTCTAATTTGACTATATTGATTTTGCCAGGTATTTTTTTCAAAGCCTTGGTAACTGCCTTGATTGTGTCCGGCACAATTTATTAAAATATCAATATCGCCAAAGTCACAATCAAAGATGCGTTCAGGATAGTCTAAATCAAGATCCTGACTGCTCCAGCCAGCAGTCTCGTAATCTACACTATCAGCCATCTTATGAAAGAGGTTGCTACCGATACCACCGGTAGCACCTATAATCAAAACACGTTGCATTATTTTTCTATTTTAATCACTTGATATTTTTCATGCGGGACATGATCGCGATAGCGATTGCCCGAACGATCCCACTGAGCACCCTGACCGGTAATAATATCAAGAATCCGATCAACAGTCCCATTATTCCAATCACTAATAAGGCCCATGTTGTGATGAGGAGTCTGCAAAAGATTACACATTTTGTGATAGGCATCGTCTATGCTCCATGGTACGTAAAGCCGATTAGGGTCATTTGCAAAAGTTTCAGGGAAACTGCGATAAGCAGGATATAGAACGTTGGCTCCGAGGGTATCTGCTTCACTGACAGTGTTCGAGACCCAATCTTGTAGAGCACAATTAAAAAGCACACGAGTATTGTTAAGGTGAGCATAGTATTCATTCTTGCTTATGTTATCAAAGATTTTGAGTCGCCCCTCTGCCTCCATACGGCGGGCACGTTCAACATACTCTGGGTTGTTGCTTCGCAAAGGTCCGCCACTGTATATTGCAAACTCACAAGGCTCGGGGGTGAGTTCGCCATACATTTCAATGAGGTCCATAAAGAAGCCGGGTTGCTTTTCTTGATCAAAACGAGCCGCAAAGCCGACCCTTCGCGGACGGTCACCAAACGGTGTGATTTTGGAACTGCCGCCAACACGTCCAAGTACTTCATCTTTCCCGAATGCCAAGCCCGATATGTTGTAGATAGGGGCAGTCCATCCTGCAATTCGCATGTGGGCGACCATCTCTTCATTGGTAGCGAGAACTCCTGTAACAAATGAGTCAACCATTTTTTCATACAATCCCATCCACTTTTCCATGCCCCAAACATGAACAAAATCATCGGGGTCGATACTCTGTGCTAAACAACGCACAAACACTCGAGGTCTATGTTCGGGAGCGACCTGATCCATGATGTAAGGTAATGATTCAATGCCAGGTTGGAACATATCTTCAAAGTAAACAACGTCTTCGCTAGTAACTGCACCTTCTTTCATGGCCTTGACCAAATTCATGATCTGACTCATACCAAAGTAACTGCGGCCGTGCGCATCTAACACTTGACCAGTTACAATAGCCTTATCAAATGTGAGTGGCGAACCAGGTACAATAACATAGTCAATACCTCTGCGATCAAAAACTTGTTTGTTCCACTCGGTTAGTTGTAGTGTGTATCGGGCTTCGTAACTTTCCAAGCCCATGTAAAACAGTTTCCTCATGCGCGGAATCCTGCAAAGCGACGTGAATCTTCGTTCCACATGTTCTTGGCATTCTTGCCCGCATGCCACTTGTTGAACTGTTGCCATGCATAACTCTTGAAGTTATACAGGTCCGATTCGTTGAAACGATATCCATAGTCCTGACAGAACTCCAAGAACACTTCCAGATCATCGAAGATCTCAGCAACACGTGGATTGGATTTTAATGATGGCTTGGCCATATGATTTCCTTTTGATTAAAGTTAAAGTTAGTATACAAGATTTAGCGATGTTTGTCAAGCCAGTTGTTGACCGATTGTTTGATTTCTTGCGCAAACAATTGATTGCCCATTATGGTTGGGTGTGATCCTTTGAACAATTTGTTTTTTTCCATAATTGGCCAACACATTCTGATCAGTGCATGTATTTCGTCGACCACTGCTTTTGATGGATTGGTTCCTAAGTCAAAATGTTCTGGCGGTCCGTATTCGGGGATGACTATGCCTTGCAACCATCTGTGCCCAATATCTGCCGCCCATCCATAGAAATTATTTAGACCGCATTGTTGGCCGAGAAAATTTTGCCAACTTGGGTGTATCACAGTAATGTTATCAAACGACTCATCCTCGACATCAGTATGAGCACCTATCAAGGCCACTGGCACACCAAGCGCATTCAACTGTCGACAAAACTGTTGTTCTAGAATTTTTACTGTGCGCATGGGATCCGCGCTGGTCAAGAATGCTCGAGCAAAATCAACTTGTGATACTCCGGAAATTTTGTGTCCATCTTCTAATGAATTAGCAGTGACAAACACCATTCTAAACGGTGTTAATTCTGGATGCTGTTGCATAAACTCTTGAGCCGATTGCAGTTGGTCAAGATTGCTCTTGGCATACAATGCTAATGAAGTATAATTGACCAAATCTAATTCGTGAGCAAGATTGGTCTTGACCGGATCATCTAACCCATCGACAGATTCAAAACTTTGGACCGCCCAACTAGGCCCAAGGTATAAGGTATGCATTGTGCGTTTGATTAAATGTTATAGGTTTGTAATGCAAGATTAAAAATTTCTTGATGGTCTTCAATAAACATTGGAACATGCATTTTAACAACAGAAAATCCATGGTAGTTCCAAACGTCAAATGTTACAAAATCGTCAAAATTAGTTCGTAAATCTTTGTTTAAAAAATCAGTCAAATCATTTGATGTATGCCGGAATAATATTTGCTTGTTGCCGGCCAAGAACGGAACAAAATTATTCTGCCCCAGTAGATTTTCTTCTATAACCTTGTTTACTCCGTGGTCAAGAGTGTCATCCATGGACAGAATAGTTTTGTCATGCATCAACGGCAGACATTTTTGTAAATCGTTTAACACAAACTCATAAGAGTGATTGCCATCGATGTGAATAAAATCAAACTTCTCACTTAGTTCTAAATTTCTGCTGTCTACATTTATAAATTGAATATTTTTTCTTTTGGGGTGGCCACCAAAAATACTATCAACAATATCTTGATTCCTCTCAAAGTCATTGTCAACTGCTACATATTTTGTGTCATCACCAATGGTTGAATCTAAGAATAATCCAAATGTTTGTCCTGCATTAAACCCTATTTCTAAAAACGATTTGAATTGAAAATATTCACATACTCGCCAAAGTTGCAACATATCATTGTTATCTCGTGGCAATCTCATTTTTCCATTGACTTGTGCTCCTGGAAATTTATCTAGATTGCGCATTACCGTTGATTGATGCAGTTTCATACAATTATTTTAGTTAGATTTTAATTGAAAGACTGGGGCGAGAGAGTTCATATTTGATCAAGGCACCGTTCTCACCGTCTTCAGCAACTTCAATCCACACAGTACGATCTGGATATCGTGCGGCAATTTCAGCATACAAGTCATCGGCCATCATTTCACATGACTTGTAATCCAGTTGCAAGATTCCCGCCTTGTACAAATTTTCTAACCAACGTTTGAATTGAATAAACTCAATGTCACGATCGTTGTGTAGTACATCAATCCATACTCTAAAGTGGAATATGTGACGATGTGGTGTACCGAGGAAACTTACATCATACTCGTCGCCTGTAGCCAATGCAGGATCGGTTGCTGCCGCAGGATAACAATGTATTCCTTCTTTGCGGAATGTGACCCAAATTTTTCGTTCTGCTTGGCTCATGATTCTTTCACGTTGTTCTGTTAGTGCTTGTGCTCGTTGGTTCATAACTTTTGATCCTGTTTGTAGTCATCCCATGAAGTAAATGCATCACGGCTCATTAGATCATGTAGACTGTGACACCAAACTCCAGGATTAGTAGCGTCAAAGTCCTTGTCATCTATTTTTAACATTGTATTATAATTCCACAACTTTGTATAGGGTAGACTTACTCGAATTTGCGGAACAAAGTTTCTGTAGTCGCAAAGTGGACCATCGTGAAACTCGTCCACGTGGGTAATTGGAATGTCCAGGCTACATAAGTATCCGTCACGCAGGAATGGTTCAATCATGCTTTCCCAACGTTGCCACGCTAGTCTGTTGTCAGGGTGGAAACTGTGATTGGCACCAAAGAAGATATGCTCGCATTCGTTGCCAAGGAATCTGCTGAGTATTTCCACAGTTGGTTGAACGCCAACCACAAACAAAGTTCTCTTGCCAAATGCAGGGGTG